CATGTGCTGTACACGATGATGCCACAGCCATCCGGAATGATTTTGTTCAGTTTGTTGGCAATTTCTTTTGCGGTCATACCATTGACCCGTATGTCTGCCGCCATTCCTCGCATGTGGTATGAGTACTTTGCACCGCCTACCGCTTTATTCCTTGTCGGTGTCCGGTATCCACTGTTGATGTGTACCGGCTTACCGACTTGGTTTCTTAAGATGTCTAGGATAGATACTAGGTAGTCATCTATAAAAACTACTTGTGAGCCATCTTTACAAGCAAATTCTCGTACTTTAAAGTGCTTTCCTACTTTTTCGTTTGCGTCTGTATCCATGATATAGCATTTAATCATTTTTGTCAATCTTCTTCTATTTTGTTTATTTTCCACTGGCTGATGATATCTTCTCTTACCCAGATTAGGCATTTTGCAAGTTTTTTGCTTTCCGCTAATGTGTGACGCACTTCTTTTTTACCTGTTTTTGTGTTTGTCATTTCGATTCTGTAGCTTTTCAGTGTCATTCTGAACACCATCCTTTCTTCCTCTGACTTTATTATATCACTTGTCAATAGGCTTTTCAATGATTTTTGATGATTGTAATAATTTTGTAATCCTCTTCCCTGCTCCTTTGTTTTGAATGGCGCTTTAGCGCCTTGCCGTATGGAGCGTAGCGGAATGCGGCTTAATCCATTCATTGTAAGCGCTGTGCGCGTTTATGCTGTTTTATATATAACTTGTTGTAGTCGTAGTAGTAGGTTCTGTTGAAAAGTTGAATAGTGTTAAATTTTAACGTTGTTGTGTATTTTTTTGCTTTAAAACACTATTGAAAGTTTTGTTGAAAACTTGTTGAATTGTTGAATGTTCGTCATTATGACTGATTTTATTGTGCACTTTTGTGTTAAAAACCTGTTGAAAGTGTTGAAACTGTTGAAAATTAACTTACGCGCATGTGCGCGTGCGCGTTTCGCGCGCGTGCGCATGTGCGTACTAGCGGCAGCCCCATGATTGGGGCGCGACGCAAGGGGTTGACTTTTAAGTCAACCCCTTTTATTCACTGACTAGGCTGATACATGGAGCTTTTAAACGCACCTAGCCAAGTACCTTACTTGATAGGTACTTGGCTAGGTGACACCGTTAGAGTGTCCCTCTCTTCTTCATCTGCTTCTTTATCACCCTTTCTTTTGTCTCGCATTGTTCTGCAAAGTTTGCGTTTTCATACTTTAGCCTGTTTTCTGCTATGACTGCTGCTTGTCTGTTTTGCTTAATTCTCCACAATCTTTGTGGGTTTTCGGCTTCCATCATCTTTTCATAATAACGTGGAATTTGTGCGTGTTTTCCGTTTGTACATTGGATGTATCCTTGTCTCCATATCTCTTCTTTGTGCTCTTGGTAATAGTGGTCTCCCAGTCCCGGTTTTAGGCTCATACATGCGAATGGTTTTTGTTGACCTAATTCGTAGTATTCGTTTGCTTTTTTCCCGTCTATTTCGTACATTTTTTTTGTGACGTATCCTGCAACATATCTGTATGTTTCCGGCGTTGCTTGTGCTATCTGTATTTGACCCATGCCCCATAGGTCTTCTAGCCATTGACTTGTGAAGTATCCGTTGTGCTGTATCTTGTACAGGTGCTCTAGGTCTGTTGGTCTCCATCCATATAGAATCATATGGTAATGTGGCCTTGCCGTCTGTTCTCCGTATTCTCCCGCTACGAAATAGCGTAATTTGCCTCTATAAGCCTTCCTGAGGCGTTTTAAGAACTTTTGAACGTCAGTATATAGCAAAGTTTGAACGCTTTCAGGGCGCTTCTCTCCCGGTTTCCAGACGTATTGTACTTTTCTCATGATTTCGCCTGTGTTTACAATCATTCCTGGTACATGGTCATCGTCATAGGTTAATGTTATAAACCAAACTTCTTCTTTTGGATAGTCTCGTGCTTCTAATTCTATACGTGTTGTCCAGTCCTCTCTCTGTCTTATTCTACATCCGATGCACTGCCCGCACGGTATTAACATGACATCTTTTCTATACATTAAATCTTCATATTTGAGCTGCTTTCCCGATATTTCAGAAAAGCGGGCAAGTGAATACACCCGCCCGCTTATGTCTTTGTTTTCCGGGTTGTACAGCCTTATTAATGGCTTGTAACAACTCATCTTAAGTAATCACCTGGCCTTCTTTTTTCCCCGTAGGATCCAGTTTTGTCTTGTGGCGCTTGATAGTTGCTCTTTCTGTCGCTCTTTTTTGGTACGTTTTTGTCAATTGCTTTGCTTGTGTCGTTTCCGATTTCTGTTAGTGCTTTTTGTAACCCGTATGGGCTCATGTGTGTGCTGCTTAGCATTTGTTGCCAGCTTTGTGCCGCGTTGTACCAGTCGCTTTTGCTCCAGCTGCTGCTTTCGTATGCGTTAGGTACAAATCCACCGCTTCGGCTTACTCCTAGTGCGCTGCTGCTTGCAAGTCCCATACTTGCCCCACTGATTGTTCCTGCACTTCCTCCCGGTGTGCTTGCGCCGCCGTTTGCGAATGCTAAGATAGGGTTAAGCCCTGCTTTTTTCATGTCCTCAACGGCTCGCTGGTACGCTGTGCTTGACATGTGCTCTTGCCAGTTCCTGTTTGCTAGTGCTTCTGCGCTGTTGTAGTTCATTGCTACACTGTTTTCGATGTGGTTGTATACGCCTTGCATGATTGCTTGTAGTGTGTTATAGCCCATCTGTTTTAACATACTCTGGCTGTTGTATTTGCTTTGCATGGCTGCTTCTTGTCCTTGGTATGCATATGCCTGTTTTAGCCAGTCATTGACTTGCTGTACGTTGGTACCCCGATTGACTTCCGCTTTCTGAGTGTCCGCCGCCTTGGCTTGTGCTGCCGCCGCTACTTTGGCTATTTCCTGTCTGTCCCCATCCGCCAAATGCTCCGGCTACGTTTTTAGCTGCTCCTGCAAAAGTTCCGATTGTGTTTGCTACGTTTCCCGCTACGTTTAGTGCTGTTAAGAATCCAGATAATCCACTCATTTAAAAATAGCCCGGATTTCTCCGGGCTTCCTCCTTTCTTACAGTTTGTACAAGCCCGGTACACTGTACAACGGCATCCGTCTTGTGGTTTTGTTTGCTACGCGGATAGCTCCGAAGAATTGCGGCTCATTCTGCACGACGAGTGTCCGCGCGATTTCGTTTTTGCCTTCTTCCATCCAGGCTTGCGATAGTGTTGGTACGGTTGAATAATTGTCTGCGTAGTGCCAGAAATCCAGCGTGCCTGTTGCGTTGCTTCGCATGAGGCCGCTTACCCGGTTTGGTTTCATTCGGTAGTCCGCCCAGGCCTCCTGATAGCCGAACGTTTCTTCGTCCGTTGCCGTGCCGGTCAACATGATTTCTTTTTTCTTTACGGGCTGTTCGCCTAGATTTGCAAACTGCGGTACATAGTAGTCCAGTCTGTCTTCTCGGCTCCAGAAACGCTCCAAGCCCTGCTGATAACTGCGATTGTGTCGCACACAACAGACACCAATTACAAATCCATGTTCTTCAAAAGATTTGGTAAAAGAGCTTTCGTTTATCGGCGTCACTGACATTGCACCAGTTTCGCCCAGCGGTGACTTATCGTTTTCCGCTGTCTGCACGATTTGGTTGATATTGACGTGGTATCTGCCGCCGCCCAGGTATTCTGGAATCTGTACCGTTTTGTCGCTGATAGTTACATTCCACAGTGCTTGTACCTGTTCGCGGTATCGGCTGCCGCCTCGTGCGAGCGCTTCGTAGTACTGCTGTACTGCTACGGCTTTTCTTAAGTCGTTGATGGTTGCTGCGGTTACACTGCTGAGGTCTGCACCTAAGTATCCGTCTTTTGGAGTAGTGCCTTGGGTTGTTGATGCGCCTACAACATGTGCAGCTTTTGGGTCGCTTACTGTTCCTACTTCATTGTATATTTCTGGTGTTCCTGAGCCTGTACCGTTCAAGTAAATGCTATTGCTTGGTGTTAACTTTTTTTTCAGGTCGGTGCTGTCGAATAGCTTTACTGCTGCGTTGCCTTCCATTGGCAGCGTTACTGCCGGCCCGCGCTGAGGATAAGGTAGGCAGCTTGTGAAGTAGTCGTGAAATTTGTTTACAGGTAACAGGTTTCCGCCTTTGTACGCGTTGATTTCTGCTATTTCCACCGAATTTTCGTTTCCAAATGCGTAGTCTACGTTTGCATCGTCTGTTTTTAATACTGCTGCGTTATCTACGTTTTCATCTCTGAAAAATTCATTCCAGATTTTGACGTATGCTCTTACGGGCAGCGCGTTAATGCCAAATTCTTTTTTAATTTTGGTCGGTACTCCCATATAGTCCAGTACGGACCTTTCGTCTGGTTTTGGTGCTGCGTCCGTTCCTTTGATTTTGATTTGCGGTATCGCGTATTCTTTTTTTGGCGTCCATGGCGTTTCTTCTACTTCTCCCATGAAGTGTTTGAAGTCGTCCCACAAAATTCTGTTAGGACAATAGAAGTAGTAGAAGTCAATGAATGCATCGTCCATCACCGGATACTTCGGTGTGCTCATTCGAATGATTGCTGCTGTATTTACGTTGAAGGTATCGCCCGGTAATACTTCGTCAACATAAAATGGAATCAGCTTGCCGGAATCGAACGTTGTTAAAATTGTCTGGTCGCGGTTGAACCGCGTTCGACTTGCTTTCATTTCCGGAATCTGGTTAAAGTGTCTTTCGTTGTTTCGATTCACTTTTCTTCCTCCTTTGCTTCCGGTTCTGTTTTTGTTTCTGCTGCTGCCATTTTTTGCAGTTCTTCAAGTTTCATGGCGTTTGCCTGTGCGGTCGCTACCATTCGATGATACTCGTGAATGTTCTGCGGAAATTCCGTAATATCCGTGTATGTATCGTTTAATGCTCCCTCCGACAGACTTTTCAGGAACTGCGGGTCAAAACTTGCTTTTCTGACAATGCTTTTGATATCACATTCATCCGCATAGCTTTCAATTTCCTGTTGGATGTCGATTGGTGCAGTTTCTTGCAGTACTTCTTTTCCGTTTTCGTCCTTCGTCCAAACGTATTGTTTTTGCTCTTTTTCTCCCGGGTTAGAAAAGAAGGGCTTTCGCCCTTCTTCGTATCGTTTATTCATGCGGCTTGCCCTCCCATACCTTTTCCTTGTCGTTGGTAAACTCACCGCTTTCATCGTCAAACTCTGCCAACTTAAAGCCGGTGTAGTCACCAGGTGCCTGCCCGACAAACGTTTTTTCATCCTTCGCCATTACGTTGCACATACGTGCAAAGGTTGCGTTGTTCTTGCTCTCGCCTACCCATGCATAGCACTTTGCTACATTGTCCCACAGGCCAAAATATTCATGCTTCATGTTATTTACTCTCCTTTTTACAGTCGGATGCCACCGCGCATAGGCTTCTGGCTAAGGTTGATTGTTTTGGTTTTTCGTGCGGTTACGTTGAACATGCGGCGGTCCTTTGCGCCGCTCATTCTTTTACGATGTCGCGCCATTGTTATACTCCCTTCGTATTAGCTCTAACTCAATGGCATTTGCAAAGCTTTTCATTTGCCAAATTTCGTCTACTAGTCTTTTTGCATCTTCGATGTTTGATACTTTTTTAAGCATTTTGTAATTGCCATCAATTTCTTTGAATTTTCGTGTGAGCAGTTCTTCAAGTGCTTCTTTGGTCTGGTCGCGTACGTTCCAGGTCTTGTTTATCATGGTTTTACTCCTTTTCGTTGATGCTGTCGTGCAGCGCATGATAGATTTCGTCAAGCTTTTCCAAAATCTGCATCATGATGCGGATTGCCTGCTTGACGTCCTTAATGGAAATAAGTGCCATTTTTATACCCCCTTTCTGTATTTTTTAGTGCGTGTGTCGATGTGTACCCATGTGCTGTACACGATGATGCCACAGCCATCCGGAATGATTTTGTTCAGTTTGGGTTTCTTTTCGTGGTCC